ACGATACGATTGAATGTGTCTTCGAAGTTTCTACCAAGTGCTTGTGCGGCTGCTACGGAAGCTTCTGCTACATCGTTGATTTGGTCAGTATTAAAACCTTTTGCAATCATGATAGCGGCTGAGGCACCAGCTTTCTGTAAGTCTAACTGTCCTTGTGTTGCTGCTGCTAAGTCTGCTGTTACCTGTTTTAACATAACACCAGTACTGTTTGCGTAAGCCTCTTGTGATGCTTGTAATGCTTGGAAGTCGGCAGCGTTTTGGAACGCTCTGAAAGCCGCTCCAACAGCAAACATTGTTGCTGCAAAAGTCGCATAGGCAGGTACAAGGCCACCTTGTATGCCTTGTGCCATTTTAGAGAAGTTTTTAGAAGCTCCTGATGATGCCTGCGCTGCTCCCTTTATTCTACGGTCAGCAGTATGAGCATTTTCGGCCATGTTCTTCATGCCCTTTCCAGCTTTCTTTGCCTTCTGTTCTACTACTTTCAGAGTACCGTCATCGGTAATCTCCAGTACTAGTTGTGCGCCTTTTACTTTTGCCATTAATTATCTCTTACGAATATTGCTTTGAGAAATCTTGTTCTTGCGTTTCTCTGCCTCTTGTCTACGCTTAGACTCGTTGTTGTCTTTTTCTACTTTTCTTATCTCTATTTGTTTTATAAAAAATAAAGTAATTGGTCTGTCCTCTTGTGGAACTTGATAGATATCTAGTAATGTTCCTAAAGGTGCTAAATCTTTACCAAAGTTCATACCACTCATTCCGTCCCACCTATCTGGCAAGTGTGCATATATTAAAAATGCCACTTGAACTTCGTGCGGGTAATCACTAAATTCAGGTGGCATATTTTCTGGGTCAGGTTCGATGCCTCGTTGTTCACATATACTTAAGTATGCGTCAAGTGAGACAGCGCCTTCCGTGTATTCTCTGTCAAGTAGTACTAGAATTCTATCTACTTGACTTTGGTAAAATTCTCCAAAGCACCAACAGTTTCAGTTAACCAAGTGTCAAAGTCAGCAGCATTTTTCATTAATGTTTCTGCATTTTCTTGAGTCCAAGGTAATTCATCTTCTGGGTTGAGTTTACTAATATCCACCAATAGAAGCTCTTCTAAGTAGGAATATTTTAAGCCTGTCCACCCCTTAATGACTGCTTTACAATACTCTGTTAAAAATTTATCTTCGTCTAGAGATTCTTCAAATGCTCTAGTCTTTCTGTTAAGTTTTTGAGAAACACATTTATTTCTCAGTTTTAGTAACTCTTCTCTCGCGAGATAAGTTAAGTCAATTGAAAATCCTGGTTTACTAGGATAGTCAACGCTTACCGTTTTACTAGGAGTTAAAAGACTCGCTAGTGAGACTGGTTGTTGTTTATTCTGTTCCAATGTTTTATCCTCTTAAGTGTGGTGGGGGTATTACCCCCACCTAGTTAAATTAAATTATGATGCGTCGTAAGTAATACTTATTTCATTTGCACTACTAGAAGCAGTTGCAGACGATAAGTCTGAACTCAATCCATGGAAGTTAACTTCTATTCCAATGACATCGTCAATAGAATGTGAAGGTAATTCTAAGTGCGCTTTTGGTATTGCTACATCAACGCTTGGAGTATTTCCACTTCCACCTATACCAAATGTTAGTGCGAAAGCATTTGTAATTAATCCAGTTGACTCTACGAGATTCTCGAATAAGTCTGCTGAACCGTTGGAAACATCGTTTAAGTAACAAGTGAAGTTACCTGAAACACTCCTTGTTCCCATTACATGACCTAGTGGCTGATTAACAGTTCCCAGTGATTCTGGAGTTAGGTAAGTTAGATTGTTTTCAATCGTAATATTACCACCTGTTAATGTTAAACTATATGTTATATCTGAACTACCAATACCTGTGGTATCACCAGTTGATTCAGAAGCATCATATGCTATTGCTAAGTCTGTTAATTTTTGTCTTATGAAATTGGTTGTTGAACTGATACCTTCATTAATAAGCCCTTTGGTACTTGCTTGACCTGCGGCTGTATTTAATGTTGCTTGTTCAGTAATTAACTTACCATTTCCTGACCATGCTACTTGTGCTATTCCTTCTATATCGAAATCAATAGAAGCAGAGCCGATTGAACAACCTTCTATTTTGTAAATCATAACTCCGCCTGACCCTGAGGTATATGTACCGTCAGTGTCTTTACTTGCTCCGAGTACGAAGAATAAATCAAATACACCTAGTGCTACTTTATTTGAATTTTGAAAGTTAAATACATTCGGTTCAAATGAAGCCAGTGTAGGGGCTCCTGTTCCACCTACTCCTAAGTTATATGTTGTTGCACTCATGGCTGCCCATAATGGGCCTTCAACTGCAAATTTCTTTGCGTTACCTGCATGAGAACCTTCTCCACTAGCGATAGTATAAGTATCACTAGAATCTGAAACGGAGGGTCTCATATATGTTGAGAATGACCATTCTGCTGGTGCAAAAGAATCGTTGAACATTGCTCTACCTCTTTTACTATTTCCGCTAGAATCCGCCGCCTCATTTAATGTTACCTCAGTACTATTCGTTGATTGACTGAAAGAAAACCCGTCAAGTACTGGTATTTCATAAAGTGCATCGTCAGTGCCATCTGCACTTGCATGGAACTTCATGAATACTTTGGTATCTCTACTAAAGAAAAATGACATATTATTCTCCTAATGCCTAGTATTGAATCTCTGCTGTAATCTCACCTACACCTAGAGGCTCTAATACACCTTCGTCTGTGTCTACAGTTAATATAGTTGTCTTCACTGTAGCCTGAGACGCTCCTGTTGAATCCGTGTAGGTAAGCGGATCATTATCCTCCAACACAGTTTCTACATCTTCTAACAATTCCTCTAATGCTCCAATGACATCGTCATTGTCTTGTACATAGCATCGAACTGTTAATCTTAAATATCTAAATCGAAAGCCTCCGCCTTCGTATTCTCTTGTTTCTGCTCCTGCTCCTATATGGATTGCAGGAAAATCTGTTACTTCGTCCCAAAACTTCAATCTAGGTTCTATATTTTGAACTGAAGTTCTGAAAGGAGCCGCACCATTAATCTGTTGCAGTGCATCTGCTACTGCTTGTACAATGGCTCGCCTACGCGTTGAATATTTTCTTGCTTGTGTTGCGTCCATTATACTCTCCTAGTTGGTATCATTTTTCTTCCTATGATACCCTGTGCTAATTCTCTAATCGTGCCTCCAATTAATTTTCTTGGGTCTCTTTGTATACTTCCTTGTTTACCACCTGGTTCAAAAGTTTCATAAGGATTTCTTTGATAAGTATAGTCTATACTTTGTAATCCACCTCTTGGCCCCATCATAACTTCTGTTACCTCTGCTGAGTTTGCAAATCTACCAGTTCTATAATTTAGTGCTGGAGACTGCATTCTTTTTGCTACTTCCTGTGGTAATACTTCATTTAATAAGTTTTTTAGTGCTAAAGGATTATTTCCTGCTGCTGAGTCTACTTTTCCTCTTCCTCTTTGTGCTGCTACTCCTTTACCAACTGCTATTGCTTTTGCTGCATATTTTTTACTACTTGATTTTCTACTCCCTGCACTTCTTTTTACATTAGTTTTCTTTCTACTTTTTCTTTTTACATCTTCTGCTTCTTTAAGTAACTTTTTATTAACTCTTAGTCTTAAGTCGGGATTCTTTTTAGCAGTTTGTTGTGCTGCTCCGACTAGTCCTAAAATTGCTACTTTTCGTGCTAATCTTTCTTGTGCTTTTCTGTAACTGGGTGAGCCTTCTAATTTAGCATATTCTTCAGTATCTTTTTTCGCTTCGTCAAGAAATTCTTTTCTTAGTTGTTGGTCTAGTTTATACATTTGTCCTAGAATACCAGTACCGTTTGCTGAAAATCTACCTTTATCGTAGAATTGCATATCTTTATCTTTATTACCAGTTCTATCTGTATAATGTCCTCTAACTACAAATTGTCTTTTTAGGCTCAGTTCATCATAGTCAATATTATCTCTAATTTTGTAATCTCGTTCTAAACTATCAACGTATGTATCTACCATTTGAGTAGCCGCTTCAGCAAGCATTTTTGTATCTTTATCTGGTACTGCAGATGTTATATCAGCAAAGTAAGTTTCTTGTAAATCTGCTCTAATATCCTCTTCTGCTCCCATTGCTCCTTTCTTTAGAGCAATATTAGCAACTGTTGGTTGGTCTACTCCTGGTGTAGGTCGATAGTCTCCATGAGCCATCACAGTACCTTGCGATCTATGGTCTCCAAGTAATTTACTAGAACTGCTTTGTGCGATTCCACTAAAAGCGCTTGTAGCATTTATCTCGTCTCCCATTTGATAAAATAGTTCTTGAAAAAGATAACTTATTACTTTTTGTTGTGCAACCTGGTTATAAGGAGGCCCATGTGCTACACCTGCTTGAGTTCCTACAGTTCTTTTCTGATAGTATTTTCCTGATACTAATACTATAGTTAAAGGATCGCCACTAGCATGTATTGTAAGATAACCTGCGTCTCCAGGTTTATCTAATCCATAAGCAACCTGTCTTCTTAATATCTGGTGAATATTTGTCCTTTTAAATACTTTATTAATACAAGGTCGTAGTGCTTTTTTCACAGCAGCATCTGTTAGTCCTAAATTAACTCCGTGCTTTCGCTCTACGCGTCTGATTTGTCTTAACCATACATTATAAATTTCTCTAGTATGTAGTTTTATTTCATGTCTAAAACTCAAATCAGCGGCTGCACGCTGTTCGTCCATATCATCTAAGATTGCAACGAATTTATTTTTAATTGCATTTATCATATAACAACTCTATACAAATCAAGTACTCTTTTTATGTGGTCTGGAAAATCGGTATTATCTCGAACTCCAGATGTACCCTGATTTTGTAGCGTAGCACCACCTAATGTTCTTCTTTCTTTGTGTTCGCCTTTCAAATAATAGTTTACTAAATCGAAAAGAGCCAACTTTAAATCATCGGGTGTAGCACTATATCCAGCATTATAAGTTATTTTGACTGCTCCAACACCACTTGGAAAATATTTGGGATTACCTTGTTTGTCTGTTCGGATAACCGCATCAGACTCAGTATCTACATAGTACTCATAATTACCTGTAGTTAATGTAGTATAGTCTCCCGAATAACTTGTACGCTCTTGTACTGAATCAACCGTAACTAACGGACTTTCACTCATAATTAAGGTGGTAGTGTAGTTGTCGCTGATTGTAAAAGTTTCTACTTTGTCAGTAGAATAAAAGTCTAAAAAACTAATACCGCAGTATTTCTTGACTAAGTCTGAAACCTGTGGAACTAGAATCGCAAGACGGTCGTCGTCCTTCTCGCCTCTGAGACCTTGCGCGTCTTTATATTCATTTACTGTTATTAAATCTGCCATATTAAAAGTGTGGGGCTTTTGGTCGCCCCACTAAAACCATAACTCTTAGTTATTAACTAGCCTTATACTGAAGCGCATGTACTGAATCAGCACTGTCAATTAAGTCAGTGAATCCAATTCTTTGTGATGCTACAAGTACTCTTCTTTGGTTAGCAACTTCGTAATCTGACTCAATGGTTACACCTCTAAGTCTTGGCATTACGTAGTTTCTTGGGTATACTGCTAAAGCATGGTATTTGCTTACTGCAGGTGTTGCGAACTCGTCACAAACTAATACTCTTGAACCAAATACTTGTCCAATTTCTCCATTCAACTTAGTTGCCATGTCGCCAACTAGGTTAGCATCTTGGAACTCAGCATCTTCGAGTAATTGGTAGTATCCTGTTTGAGATATAATGTATACCACTTCAGATGGGTTCATACCATATTTACCCATTTGCTTTCTAGCAGCAAGTAGTTGTAATGCTGTTAGAGAGTCTGAAGCAAAAGCAGTTGTTGATTGTGTTTTATTACTATCACCTTCTGCTAATTTAACTAATCCAGCAAAGGAAGCCCCAGATGTACCGTATGTACCATCACCGTGGTTACCCACTAGGATAGCATTTTCGATACCTCTTGCATGAGATCTTACCATTGACTCTCTGATGAGAGGAAGGATTGGCATAATTGCATCTTCTTCAGTTTCATTACCTAAGAATGATTGTGAAATAAGTTTCTTAGTTGAAAGAGTTCTTTCTGTTAAGTCTATACCACCATAAGCTGACCCGTATGTGTCACCTCTTTGTGCCAAGTTACCATGTGGGCTTGACCCAGTAGCAGTTTGGTTACCTGTAAATTCGGCATAACCACTATCTGGTAGGATTGGTATAATCATATTCGCAGAAGTCATTGGTATCTCTCTGAATAGAGGGGCTAATACTAATTCATTCTGAATGTCTCTTTCAATATTGGTTGAAACAACTTGCTCAAAATCTGCGCTAGAAACAGCAACACCTGAATGTGCGTTTACTTTTTCCATTACTGATTTGGAGTATTCGTTATCCCAGCCTTTACCAGTTGCTAAACCAGCAAATTTAGCGTCGATAATATCGTTCTCGAACGCTTTCTTCCAGTCACCTTGACCCTGTCTGTCATTGAAAATCCTTTTTGACTCTCTGATATTCATGATTTCTTCAGACTTTTCTGCTAATTCTTTTTCAAGAGATTTAACAACATTTTCTAAATCTTCATGCTTTTCATTGACTCGGCTTTCAACGTCATTCATAAGTTTTTCGGCACCTGTAATTCCTGCCTTAACAACAATTTTTTGTGCTTCCTGTTCTGCTTCTTGAACAGCCTTTTCTTCAGCCTCTACTTGAGCCTGCTTTTCAGCCTGCTCTTCAAGTGCCTTTTCTTCGGCTGCTTTTGCTTCGGCTTGCTTCATAGCAATTGTAGTCGCAGTTTTTTCTGCAACTTCTTTCGCAAATGCTTCAAGGTCGAAGTTATCAGCATCAGGAGATTGTTTTACTTCTGACATATCGTCTTTCTCCGTTACTTCGGCTTTCGCCTGACTTGGCTGCTCAATTTTCACAGCGTCTGCTGATTCTGTTGAGTTAGCCGTTACAAATTGACGCTTAAATTTGTTGTAATCTTCCATATTATCAAATGACTTTGCAATCGAGAAGGTTGCTCCTTGATTACAAGGTACTGATACTACTGAGACTTCAAAAAGTTCTGCGTCCTTGATTTTATATCCATCGGTTTCTGTCATGTATTCAGCGTCCTTGACTTTGAAACCAACAGAAAAAGCCCCAAGGACACCGTCTTTAATAAGATCTTTAATTTCACCTGCTGATTTTGAGATACGGGCAGTAATATCTAGCCCATTCTCTGTTACCTGCAAGTCTTTTGCACGACCAATAGGTTTGTCGTAATTGTGATTGAACAAAATAATAGGATTATTTTTAAAGTTATCTAATCCACCTTTAGTCCATGCATCTGCATTTATTATATCACCAGCTCTATCTAGTGCATTTGTACTCGCAGAACCTTTGATATCTAGTCCACCGTCGTCGGTTTCTCCTAAGTTTTTAAAGGTGCTTGACCAATGAAAAATCTTCTCCATTATTTTGCCTCCGCTTTCGCCTTTGGTTTTGGAGCTTCTACAACTTCCTCTACCACAGGTACTTCGATGGGAGCTCGATGCTTAGCGACAGCCATAACTCTGTTCCATGAACCAAAAGTTCTTCTAAGGAGATAATCCTTAACTGGTACATCGTTGCCCTCTGCCTTGTATTCGGCTAGTGTCATTGATTCAACGCCTTTTGACGCCATAAAATCTGACAAAGCCTTTACCATCATATTTTTTGTCATTCTGTTTCCTCTTGCTGTGAGGGTTCTTCGTCAGCCTCTGCTGGCCTTCCTCCCTCGCTTGGATTCGCACTCGACCCTGCAATATTTGCAGGAACTCGGGGCTCATCAAATCCGTCGATCTTCTCAAGCCTCATTGCCTCCCTTGCTTCATTCGGTGACATAATACCTGTGTTCACAAGCGTAGCGTAATAGTTGGCTTGGTCTCTTAACTCTGGTTGTAGAGCAGGTACTCCTGATACATCTTCATCAAGTTTGAAACCGAAAAATCTCTCGAAAGCATACCCCATTTTTCTAACAATCGGTAGTATGGTTTCTAAATAATATAACCTATGATTAGGTCTTATATTTGCGTTATTACCACCGTCCATAAGGATTGGTGGTACACCTAGTGCTTCTAAGATAATCTTCTCATTGGCTTTGATACCGTCTTGGAAGTCTAAGTCTTTGAAGTTCACTTCAGTTAGGTTTTCAACTGATAATCCACCATCTAGGAATAATGGTCTACGACCTCCTGATTGTGGGTTATATCTAGCGACCCAAGCCTGTAACATTCTTTCTTTAATTTTCTCAGAAAGAGTGTTTGGTGACTTAAGTACTAAACCTGGTACTGCTCCATTTTTAAAGAAGTTATCTTGGAATCTTCTCATACTGCCTAGCAATTGCATAGTTCTGTATGCAGGTTTGAGTCTAGGTACTCCTCTATAAATGGAATTAAAACTGTTCTCTTTTATGTGTATAATTTCGTTTGGACTATAATCAATAGAGTGGTCATATGAATACTTTTCTACAAAGTTTCTGTCATCACTATATATTGTTACATGCTCTGCGGGTAAATGATATAAGTGCGAGCCGTCAAAATAAATGAAGATATTACCATCAATTAGTAAATCAATGATAAGGTTTCTTTTGAAACTACTTACATCTTGAAAAGGATTGGGCTCCACATTGAGTAATGATTCTACTCTTGTTCTTCGTACTGCTTTCCTTATAGGAGTCAATCCTGATACTGCTGTACCAACATCAAAAGGGATATCCGCCGCATCGTCCACTATCATGTTCACTGCTCGGTTAACTACTTCTAACTGTTCGTACGCATTTCGGTAGTTTGTAACTACCTCACGCGAATCTATTGTAAGTCCTTCATTCCTGGCGATTACATATTGAGAAGGATTTTCTTTTTCCTCCTCTCTATTAATCCCTAAAAATCTGTCATACCATGCCATATTTGTCTCTCTGTATTCCTACCCATCGTTTTTGTTTCTTTGCTGTCACGAGTGTTGGGCGTTTTCCGTATATACTATGTAACCTTAAGTGGTGTTCATGACATAAGGTGACTGCTTCCTCATAGACTTCTGCGTGTTTCTCGGCTATAAACCGTTCTCTTAATGCTAGTATGTCTGCTTCGTTTTCAATGGTTATCTTGTTTGTTCGTAACCATGTCTCTAACAATTCGGTTAGACCATAAAAATGGTGGAAGTCTAAATTTTCCTGACTCCCGCAAATAAAGCATTCCGTTCCTTTCTTATATTTAGATTTTGCTTTATCTCTAACATACTTTACTAAATCTCGTTTTAGTGTCATATACTTATTTATACATAGAATTTTACCAAAAATTTAAGTTCATGTCAAGAACTATTTTTGTGGGGTGTTAATTTAAAAAGTTGTAGCGCTTGTTTCAAACGAATATAACGCATACCGTAAAGCATCTGCCATGTGAGATGCGTGATTATGTTTAGGTTTTTCTTTGAGCAAGTTTGGATTTGGATCCCATTGATATGCATCTAAACACATTAAGGTTTCTGCACATCGTTGGTCTACAGTCATTTTATCATTATCAATAATCCCTGCTACATGACCTATACCGTCTAAAACTGATTTCTTTGCATTGATAGTAGTAATATCATAGTTCTGTGCAAAGTCAAATCTAGTTTGTTGTGCTGCGGAGTCTATATAAATGTAATCAATATTCCATTTATCAATTAGTTTTCGAATCTCCATAGCGTGTTGTTCTGTTGTTCGTTCTGAATCTAAGTACTCATCAAGTACATAAAATTGTTCTGCGTCCCAGTCATAGGCTATAACACAGAAAGCAGTAGGGTCTTTATAACCTACGTCCATTCCTGCGAATATATCCATTCTACCAGTTTCAAGTTCGGACAAATCTTGTTGTTGTGTTTCAAAATTAAATGCCCATACTTGACCTTCATAAACATTGAAGTCTGCTAAGTACTCTTGTGCAAATTCAGCGTCAGACATGGTTTTCCTTGCTTCTGCTATATCTGCTTCAGATAGTCTTGGATTCTCATGATAGGTTGCCTTTACACTAGCCCACTCTGCAAATTCATCTGAAAAACCTCTCTGATAAAACTCTGAAAACCAGTTATTTCTACCACGAGGAGTAGATATAAATATTGCTTTTGAATTATCTTTATCTAGTG